CTTCATGCTTACTTGTAAATCCGCACTTGTCGCATTTATCTTTTTGTCTATAACCAAGTTGATGCCATAGTGGAACTGTAGGTGTTCTACCCCTTGCACATTGTTCGCATTTACTTCTATAATAAGTCTTGCGAGCCTTCTTATAATTAACTGCACAGGGCCTACGGTTGCATGTTTTACATAAAGGTCTAGTCATATACATATTTACCAGCCCTTTTCCATACCTTTTTCGCCATATGTAATACCGCAAATTTGCCTAACATGGCTAAATATGTTTAAGAACTTAATTTAAAGGAGTAACAAGATGGCACTTACATCACCAGGAGTTGAAGTTAGCGTAATAGACGAAAGTTTTTATACGCCAGCCGCGGCCGCAACGGTACCACTAATTATCGTAGCAACTGCCGCTAATAAGCCAAACGGCGCAGGTACAGGAACAGCACAAGGAACAATTAAATCTAATGCTGGTACACCATACCTAATTACATCACAAAGAGAATTAACAGAAACGTTTGGTAATCCAACGTTTTATACAGATTCATCTAACAATCCATTACACGGCAATGAACTAAATGAATACGGACTACAATCTGCATATTCATTCTTAGGTGTAGCAAATAGAGCATACATTGTAAGAGCAGACGCTGACTTAGGAGAACTTAAAGGTTCTGCATCAGCACCAGCAGGTACGCCAGCAGATGGTACATATTGGTTAGATACAAACGATTCATTATTTGGTATATTTGAATGGAACCGAGCAACACAAAAATTTACAAACAAGATTCCTTTAGTTCTTAACTCCGCTACACAACTTGTTAGTAATTTATCTTCCGGTGATCCAAAACCAAGCGTAGGTGCAAAAGGTGATTACGCAATCGTAACTGCTAGAACATCAAACGATGCTTACTATAAAAATGCAGATAATGCATGGGTTAAAGTAGGTTCAACAACTAGTGCAAACATTGCCGCTTTAACAAGTGGTGATTCAACTTTTACTTCAGATAGTTGGGCATCAAGTTGGCCAACAATACAAGGTACAGTAGCAAGTCCAACATTAGGAAATGGTCAAGGACTTGTAATTAACGGAACAAGTGTTACACTTTCAGGTACAACTGTTACTGCACTTGCAAACGCAATTAACGGTGCAAGTATAACAGGTGTTGGTGCAAAAGTTACAAGCACAGGCATTTTAGAAATATACAGTGACGGAACTTCAACTTCAGATGGTACTACAGATGATGGTGCTATTGTTATTGAAGATTTAGTAGGAAGTACATTAAAAGCAGACACTGGAATTACAGCAACTTATTATTCAGGTGCGGCTGTACAAATTTCAAAACACTCAAATGTTCCAACATGGAAGTCAACTGATACTGTAACAGTAGCAGGAACTTCTAGAAGCGGAATTAAACCAAGCGGAAGTGTTTGGATGAAAACTACTTCACCAAACTTAGGTGCTAATCTTAAAGTTCAAGTTTGGAATGACAGTTTAGGTGTGTGGTCAACAACAGTTGCTCCACTTTACAACACTAGAGAAGAAGCAGTAAACACAATTGATGCTACTGGTGGAACACTTATACCTGCAGGTACAGTATTTGCTCTTGCAAACATTACAGGCAGAGGAACATCAGAAGATAGTACAACAGGTGTTGAAAAACTTGTAAACTTTAAATTATACAGAAGAGTAACAAGTTCACCGACTAGCGTAACAGGTACTGAACAAGGTGCAAATCCAGTTGTTGCAACAGGTACACTTACAATGGCAGAAACAGATAACGGTAGTAACGTTTATCAAACTGCTAAAACTGTAACAGTATCAACAGCGACAGTTGAAGGAGTTGCGTCAGCAATTAGTGCGGCAGGCTTTGAACACATTACTGCAACAGTAAGTAATGGTTACCTTTCAATTAGTCATGCATTAGGCGGCGAAATTAAAATTACAGATGCGTCAAATATTTTAGCAAGTGCAGGTTACACAGCATGGGCACGTTCAAGTGCAGGTGTTGAAACAGGTACAGCAAATTATTATACAGCAGGCGCAGATGACAATCATTCACATATCATTAGTAACTGGAAACCACTTGTATACGAAGCAAGTGATAATGCTCCAACAGCAACTCCAGCAGATGGTACGTTATGGTATAACACTACACTAGACGAAGCAGACATTTTAGTACATGATGGAAGCAAGTGGGTAGGTTACTTAAACTACACACCATTAGCAGGTGCAACTGATCCTAAAGGACCTATTGTATCAGCAACTGCTCCATTAAAAACAGGTGGACAGTCAGATGCTAGTGATTTAGTTGAAGGCGATATTTGGATTTCAACTGCTGATGTTGACCAATACGGTGCAAAAGTTTACCGTTGGGATAATTCAGCAACTGAATGGGTATTAATTGACGTAACAGATCAAACTACAGAAGATGGAATTCTTTTTGCAGATGCACGTTACGGTTCAAGTGGTGCAACAGGTGACACAGCGGCAACAATTGAAACGTTGTTAAGTTCAAACTATGTTGATCCAGATGCTCCAGATCCAGACTTATACCCAAGAGGTATGTTATTATGGAACACAAGACGTTCAGGTTTTAACGTTAAGAAATTTGTAGCAAATCAAATTGATATAACAGCAAACAGTGGACTAAACAAACGCTTTGGCGATGAAGCAATGACAAACTATAAAACTGCACGTTGGATTGGCTGGAACACAGTTAATGCAGACGGTTCAGGATTGTTTGGTAGACATTCACAACGTCAAACTATTGTTGCAGGACTTAAAAGTGCAGTAGATGCAAATGAGTTACTACGTGATGAAGAAACACGTAACTTTACATTGTTAAGTGCTCCTGGATATCCAGAACTTGCAAGTAACTTAATTGGACTAAACGTAGACAGAGGCTTAACAGGATTTGTTGTTGCTGATACTCCGTTTAGATTAGCACCAAATGCAACTTCACTACAAAACTACGGTAATAATACAGCAGGTGCAACTGCAGACGGAGAAGACGGTTTAGTATCATATGATGAGTATATGGCGGCGTTTTATCCAGCAGGTTTAACAACTGATGTGTCAGGTAAGAACATTGTTGTTCCACCAAGTCACATGATGCTACGTACTATTGCAGTAAGTGATGCAGTATCGTTTCCATGGTTTGCTCCAGCAGGAACAAGACGTGGTGGCATTAGTAATGCATCAAGTGTAGGTTACATTGATAACGAAGGCGAATTTAACGCAGTTGCATTAAATGACGGTGTACGTGAAACAATGGCAGGAGTTAAAATTAACCCACTAACATTTATTACTGGTAGCGGATTAGTTAACTTTGGTCAACACACTAGAGCAAAGAACGCAAGTTCATTAGATAGAATTAACGTTGCAAGATTAGTTGCATACTTAAGACGTCAAATGACACTACTTGCTAAACCGTTCATGTTTGAACCAAACGATAAGATTACACGTGATGAAATCAAACAAGCAACTGAAAGTTTATTACTTGAACTTGTAGGTCAAAGAGCACTTTATGACTTCCTCGTTGTATGTGATGACACTAACAACACATCTGCAAGAATTGATCGCAACGAGTTATACGTTGACGTAGCAATTGAACCAGTGAAGAGTGTGGAGTTTATATACATTCCATTACGCTTAAAGAACACAGGTGAAATTGCAACTTTGGGCAATCAATAATGTGGATAAATAAAACTATACAAGGAGCAAATTAGATGGCTATTTCAAGTTTAAGCAAATTTACAGTTCCGTTGGCGAGTGACCAATCAGCAAGTTCACAAGGCTTGTTGATGCCAAAACTCAAGTATCGCTTTAGAGTGAGCCTTGAAAATTTTGGTGCTGGGGCTCCTAACATTGAACTAACAAAACAGGTAATTGATGTTACAAGACCAAATGTAAACTTCGAATCAATTGCGATTGATGTTTACAACTCAAAAGTTTACTATGCTGGTAAACACACATGGCAACCGATTACAATCACATTACGTGACGATGTAAACAACGCTGTGAGTAAGAGTGCAGGTCAACAATTACAGAAACAATTCGATTTCTTTGAACAATCGAGTGCGGCTTCCGGAATAGATTACAAATTCAAAACTAGAATTGAAATCTTAGACGGTGGTAACGGTGCTAACACACCAAGCGTACTTGAGACATTTGAATTAGTTGGTTGTTTTGTACAAGACATTAACTACAATCAGTTAACATACTCAGATTCAAATCCAGTTGACATTACTATGTCACTGCAATACGATAACGCAATCCAAACTAATGGTGCTGGTCAGCCAAACGGTATTGGTAGTGCTATCGGAAGAACAATTAGAACTTTAGCAACAGGCTAATACCTAATTAGTAGTCATCTGTTTACAAAGGGCCGGGGTAAAACTCGGCCTTTTTTTTATGGCTAAATAATAATATGAGCAAAGTAACTAAATTTTTAGGAAGTGTAGTCGGAGGAATATTTGGTTCTGAAGGCGACATGAAAGATTATAAACATGCCGCAAGATTGTTTACAGACGATTACATGCGTCTTGCACCCAAGGTTGAATTTTTATATCATGTACATTTTGATATTAATAAGGACGCGGCACGTAGTCCAGGTGGCCCTGTAGGTTGGTCAAAATCTGAACCAAACATTGAAGTAGGTATGCTAGTTAAAGCATGTCAAGTTCCAGGAGTAACACTTAATACTGAAACTAAAAATCAATATGGTAAGAAGACTAATATTCAAACACAAGCACAGTACACTCCGATTAATATAACATTCCATGATGATAATGTAAATTTAATTAGTGGTATGTGGCAACAATATTTTAAAAATTATTATGCTGATTCTGTATTTCCAGAAGAGTTGAAAGTACAACCAACTTATAGCAGACCAGGCAATAACAGTAGTGCCGCCGGTCCAGATGATAATAATCCAAATGCTTCAGTTGCAGGTCCTTATAGAACATCTCCTATACAAAGTCAAAAAGTAGGGTTTGGTATTAACAGTGATTTTCCAGGTCACTTCTTTAACAAAATTAGTA